CAGCGGATCGAGGCACTGCCGGATGATGCAATCCCGGATCTGAATGAGAGCCGTGCGAGGCGTGAGCACTACCAGGCGGAGCTGGCGAAGCTGCAGGTGGCGCAGCAGCGGCGTGAGCTGGTGCCAGCGGATGAGGTGAAGAAGCAGGCGTTTCAGATTGGACGCAGCGTGAGAGAGGCGTTGGCTAACTTGGCCGACCGGCTTAGCCACCAGCTAGCGGGCGAGACTGACCCTGCGGTGATCCACCAGCTGCTGAGCGATGAGCACCGTGACGCGTTGCTGGCGCTGGCGGAGGTGGAGCCATGAGCGTGTGGCGCACGGCGTTCATGGAGGGCCTGCGGCCGGAGCAGCCGCTGACGGTGAGTGAGTGGGCGGACAAGCACCGGCGGCTGAGCAGCAAGGCGAGCGCGGAGCCTGGCCCGTGGCGGACTGGGCGGACGCCGTATCTACGCGAGCCAATGGATTGCCTGAGCAGCACCAGCAACGTGCAGCGGGTGGTGATGATGTTTGCGGCGCAGACGGGCAAGACGGAGAGCGGCAGCAACTGGCTGGGCTATGTGATCGACCACGCGCCTGGTCCGATGCTGCTGGTGCAGCCGACTGTGGAGATGGCCAAGAGGCTGAGCAAACAGCGCCTAGAGAGTTTGGTGACGGAGACGCCGGCGCTGGCGGCCAAGATCGCGCCGAGCAGGAGCAGGGACTCTGGCAACACGATGTTCAGCAAAGAATTTCCAGGCGGGATGATGCTGCTGACCGGGGCCAATAGCGCGACGGGCCTGCGCTCAACACCGTGCCGCTACATCTTCTGCGATGAGGTTGATGCCTTTCCGCTGGACGTGGATGGTGAGGGCGACCCGGTCAGCTTGGCGGAGAAGCGGGCGACGACGTTCGCGCGGCGCAAGATCCTGCTCACCTCGACGCCAACGGTGAAGGACTTCAGCCGGATCGAGGCGGAGTACGAGCGGAGCGACCAGCGGCGTTACTTCGTGCCGTGCCCGAGCTGTGGGGCGATGCAGTGGCTGAAATGGCCGCAGCTGAAGTGGGAGAACAACGACCCGGCCACGGCGGTGTATGAGTGCGAGCACTGCGGTGAGCGGTTCGCTGAGATCCACAAGCCGGCGATGCTGCGCCAGGGCGAGTGGCGTGCGACGGCACCGAGCGATGGGAAGACTGCTGGCTTCCAGCTGAGCGGGCTGTATTCCCCGCTGGGTTGGCTGAGCTGGGCGGACATGGTGGACGACTTCCTGCGGGCGAAGTCGGATGCACCGATGCTGAAGAGCTTCGTCAACACCCGGCTGGCTGAGACATGGGAGGAGGACTTCGCCAGCAAGGTGAGCGCGAGCGCGCTGCTGGAGCGGTGCGAGGCGTATCCGCAGGGCAGGCTGCCGGAGGGCGCGCTGCTGGTGACGATCGGCGTGGACGTGCAGGGCGGTGGCGGATCCGCTGGTGATCGTCTGGCGGTGAGCGTGTGGGCGTGGGGGCGCGAGGAGGAAGGTTGGCTGATCGACCACCAAGAGATCTATGGCGACCCGTGCAAACCGGAGGTGTGGAAGCAGCTGGACGTGCTGGTGCTGCATGAGTGGGAGCACGCGAGCGGGCGCAAGCTGCGGGCGGATGTGGTGGCGGTGGACTCCGGCGGCCACGCAACAGCGGAGGTGTACCAGTACGCGCGGGAACGGCAGAGCGTGGGCGTGATTGCCATCAAGGGCCAGAGCCAACGTGGCAAGGCGCCGATCGGCAAGCCGACAAAGGTGGACATCAACGCCAAAGGTCAGACGTTGAAGCGCGGCGCGCAGGTTTGGCCAGTCGGTGGCGACACGGTGAAGACCACGCTGTTCGGGCGGTTGAAGCACAACGAACCGGGGCCTGGGTATCTGCACTTCCATGCGCAGACGGGCGGCGAGTATTTCGAGCAGCTGACGGCGGAGAAGCAGGCGCTGCGGTATGTGAAGGGCTTCCCGGTGCGGGAGTGGGTGAAGAAACCAAGCGCGCGGAATGAGGCGCTGGACTGTCTGGTGTACGCATACGCAGCGGTACATCGGATGTACCAGCGGTACGACCGGAGAACGATCTGGGATCAGCTGGAGAAGCGTTTGGAGAATGGAGATGTGAAGCCTGCAAAGCCGCGCCTAAGATCGGGAGGAGCCGCGGCGTCGGCATTCGTCAACAGCTGGTGAGGCCGTGAACTTTCCTGCGAGGATCACCGAAGGCGACACGGTTAAGTGGCGGACGAACGCCAGCGCCGACCAGCTGGGCAATGCGATCACCAGCGCCGACTGGACGCTGACCTACTACTTCCGCTTCAACCGGAACAATCACGGCGCGACAGCTGTGGGCACGGCCTACGGCACGGGCTGGGAATTCACGCTGTCGGCTACGACGACCGAGGGCTTCCACGCTGATGACACGGGCTACTGGCAGGCGGTAGCGACCAAGGGCAGCGAGGCGGTCACGATCGGCTCGGGCCAGTTTGAGATTGACGCCAACCTGGCCTACACGGGCACACCGTCTGCGCTCGACAACAGGAGCCAGTCGCAGAAGGATCTCGATGCCGTGCAGGCCGCGATCCGCGCGATGATCTCGGGCGGCGCTGTGGCTGAGTACAGCATCGGCAGCCGGCGTCTCAAGAAGATGGAGATGGCCGACCTGCTTGCGCTGGAATCTAGTCTTAAGGCAGCGGTCAAGCGTGAGCAGGCAGCCCAGCTGCACGCCAATGGGCTTGGCAACCCGCACAACCTGTTCGTGCGCTTCTGATGGGCATCCGATCCTCGATTCTTGGCTGGCTGCAGCGGGGCTCAACTCCGCTACCAGCACCACGGCGCCGGATGTATGAGGGCGCGCGCGTCAGCCGGCTGACCAGCGACTGGGTGACGGGCGGCACTAGCGCGGACGCTGAGATCAAGGGCAGCCTGCCCCGGCTGCGCAACCGGTCGCGTCAGCTGGTGCGGGACAACGACTACGCGCGGCAGGCGATCCGAGCGGTGCGGAACAACGTGATCGGCACCGGCATCAGGATGCAGGCGCAGGTGCGGATGCAACGCGGCGGCGGGCGGTTGGACACCGCGGTGAATGATGCTATCGAGCTGGCTTGGGCGGACTGGGGGCGCAAGGCGACATGCCACACGGCTGGCCGGCTGAGCTTTCAAGACATCGAGCGGCTGCTTATCGGTGCAGTGGCTGAGTCGGGCGAGGTGTTCGTGCGGATGGTGCGGCAGCCGTTCGGCAACAGCCGCGTGCCGTTTGCACTGGAGATCATTGAGAGCGACCTGCTGGACGACAACTACACAGGCGGCAGCACGGTCGAGGGCAATGAGTGGCGCATGGGCGTCGAGCTGAACCGCTGGGGCCGGCCGGTGCAGTATGCGTTCCTGACGAAGCACCCCGGCGACTCGACGTTCGGGCCTAGCACCACGGCACGGCACCGGCTGGTGCCTGCTGATGAGGTGCTGCACTTGTATGTGCAGGACAGGCCGGGCCAGACCCGCGGTGTGCCTTGGCTGGCGAGCGCCATCCAGCGGCTGCACATGCTGCAGGGCTACGAGCAGGCCGAGGTGGTGCGCGCGCGTGCGGCCAGCTCGCTGATGGGCTTTATCACCAGCCCTGAGGGCGAGCTGCTGGGCGATGAGATCTACGACAACGAGCGGGTCAGCAACTTTGAGCCTGGTGTGTTCAAGTACCTGGCGCCGGGCGAATCTGTGACGGTGCCGCAGCTTGATGCACCTGATGGCCAGCTTGAGCCGTTCCTGCGGGCGATGCTGCGCGCAATGGCGGCTGGGGTCGGCTGCAGCTACGAGACGATCAGCCGGGACTTTAGCCAGACGAACTACAGCAGCAGCCGGTTAAGCCTGCTGGAGGATCGTGAGAACTGGAAGGCGCTGCAGCAGTACATGATCGAGAACTTCCACCGGCCGGTGTTTGAGGCATGGCTGGAGATGGCGGTGCTCGGCGGTGCGCTGAACCTGCCGGCCTACGAGACCGATCCTGATCGCTATCGGCGTGTGCGTTGGATGCCGCGCGGCTGGGCGTGGGTGGATCCGGCCAAGGAGGTTGAGGCGTACAAGGAGGCCGTGCGCTGCGGATTTAAGACGCAGGCCGATGTGGTGGCCGAGCAAGGCGGTGACCTAGAGGAGCTGCTGCTGGCGCGGAAGGCAGAGGTGGACCGGGCTGAGGAGCTGGACCTGTACTTCGACAGCAACCCGGAGAACGAGCACGAGGCTATGGAGGATCCTGCAGCGGAGCCGGCAGAGTCTGCTGCCGAGGCTGCTGAGACCGAGACCCCCGATAATGAACAGGATGACATCGAGGACACCGATGGACCTATCGCGTGATCTTGAAGGGCAGCTATTGAAGCGCGCCGAGGTAGCTGACTTCACGGTCAGCGAAGACGAGCGCACCATTGAGTTCCCCTTCTCTAGTGAGTATCCGGTGGCGCGTTACTTCGGCAACGAAGTACTGAGCCATGATCGCGGTGCTGCTGATCTGAGCAGGCTGCAGGATTCAGCGCCGCTGCTGTTCAACCACGACCCGAACAAGGTGATCGGCGTGGTGGAGCGCGCGTGGATCGATGGAGAGAAGAAGCGTGGCTATGCCACGGTGAAGTTCAGCCGCAATGCGTTCGCGCAGGAAGTGCTGGCTGATGTGAAGGATGGCGTTCTACGGAATGTATCCTTTGGCTACGCGATCAACGAAATGGAGCAACGCGGCAGCGGTGATTTCGTCGCTACCAGCTGGGCTCCCTACGAAGTGAGCGTGGTTAGCATACCTGCAGACCCCACTGTGGGTGTGGGTCGGTCTCTTGAGACTGATCCTGCGGCCTCCGCCGCATCACCAACCCCCGAAACAGAACCAGAGGTTCCGATGGAAAACACCCCCGACATCTCGGCGGTGCGGGCTGAAGCGGCTGCTGAGGCTGCAAAAGCCGAGCGCGCCCGCATTGCCGGCATCACTGCCCTGACTGAGAAGTACGACATGGCTGACCTTGGCCGTCAGCTGATCGACGGCGGCCGCAGCCTCGATGAGGCCCGCACTGCTGTGCTCGACAAGCTGGGCGCCAAGCCTGTGGAGACCGTCGCCCCTGTGGAGATGGCATCCGATGAGCGCGCTGCCTACAGCCTGACCGCTGGCATCCGCGCCATGCTGACCGGCGATTGGTCGAGCCGCGAGGCTGGCCTGGTGCGTGAGCTGTCCCGCGAGGTGGAGAAGTCTGGCATCAGCAAGACCACTGAGCGCAGCTTCTTCGTTCCCTTCTCTGCCCTGGGCGGCCAGCGTGCCACCTATGTG